CTATTTATTTTCTTTATCTATTACGGTTTCCATAATATCCTCTAGGTTACAGTCCAATGACTCGCAAATTCTCAATAGAACATCTGTGGTAATATTTGTTCCGTGCTTAAGTTTTGATAGCGAGGCAGGACTCACGCTGGCTTGTTGACATAAATCAGATTTAGTCCAATCTTTGTCAATAAGTAGTTTCCATAGCTTGTTGTAGCTAATCTTTCTCATTAATTCTCCTCCTGTTTTTCTTCGTTCCATGCTTGTCCGAATAATTCTCCACCATCTGGATATAAGCGAAGAACTGCTGAGCTGCTTAGTAATTCTTGTGAGCGAGGTGTATAAGAACTTTCTTTATCTAACGCAATAAAAATTTGTTTCTGTTGATTTGTATAAATACTCAAAATCTTTTCTAATGCATTATCTTGAATTTGTTTTAGTAAAACTGAATCATGAACCAATATAGGGAGTGGTGTTTGATTAATCATTGCCAAATCAAAAACAATTAGCCCTTTATACTCTGAACCAGTTCCTCTATCTTGAGGGGTAAAAAAATCATAGGATTTAGCTGAATTGATGCTCAACACAGGTGCAGTCTTTGTGCCATTATATATTTCATCGTTGATACTCCTTATTTCAACATCAATTTCTTGTTGAATAGATGAAAATATTTCTTTTATCAAGGCATCATATGATTGTTTTAAATCAGACCAAGCATTCTGCAATTGAACTTTAGTGGTATAGTTATTATTTGAATCTCCTAGTAACGTTATTTCCTTTTGAATGTCCGCATACTTATCAAGAATTGCTTGAGACACGTTAGGGATATCACTTATTTTTGATATTTTATCCTCTAAATCATTTATGTGAGTAGAAGCTAAATCAATCATTGATTGTATGTTTTTTGAGCTTTCGGTAAATTCAATTTTTAAAATTGAAGCAAGTTGCTTGTGAAATTGTTCTATTTCAGATAATTTTTTTATATTAATTTCTGGAAAAAAATTTTGTAGCGATTCAAAGTCTTTTTGAATTTGTGGCTTTGATGGATTGCGTTCAGCTTCGAAATTTTTCTTTTGAGCTATTAATTTTGTACGTTGCCTGCGTGCATTTGAAAGTTGTCGTCTTAAATCAGCTAATTGCTGTGCTTGCATAGAATCAAGGTCGCTGAGTCCTTTATTGCTTTCTTCAGATAGTTGAAGAAGATCATTTTCTAATTCAGTGATTCTTTTCTCATTAGTTTTAAAGGCAGTATTATTCTTAACAGCTGCTATGTATTGATATTTAGTACCATTGACAAAGGTGGTTTTATGGGATTCGGCTTCTTTTAAAGCAACTTTTTGTTCCTCAACTTCAGAATATTTGTTGAATATTTGAAGCAATGTTTCCATGCCTTGCTTATCTGGTGAGTTTTTAGCAGCTTTTAATGGTTTATCTTGATCTAATGTATCTCGCCCCCAAACTCTTATAAAAGGACTAATCGCTTGGCGCAATGACAAAAAAGGTAAGTCAAGACCATAGTGATGTGCAAGAAATGAACAATAGTCATCTTTGTTTAATTCTTTAATCACATTATAGTTTTCATCACAGATATTAAATGTAGCATTATTACATGTTGATCTAGAGAAGTAGTGGGGAATATTATCAAATTCAAATTGATATTCAATAGTGTGATTGCCAACATTATCAATAACATCGTTTGCCTCAGTAACATAATCATTACCAGCAAAAATAAAGTCTATAATCATTAAAAAGGTAGATTTACCAATTGAATTAGCTCCATCACTCGCCCCAATCACCGAGTTTAGTCCCGAATGAAGTTTGATTGGTTTGCGGACTTTACCGTTTTCTAAAAACTTATCACATCTGATTTCTTTTAACAAAATGAAGCACCTCCTCGTTTAACATTTCGATTTTCCCTAGTGCAAATAGGCAATCTAAAATACTTGTAAATTCCGCTATATTCTCAACCTTTTTATTAACTTTCTTGTAGAGCTCAGTTGGAGTTTTAGCCCCATCTTCAAGTGCTTCTAAGATGATAGCTAATTTTGGTAAGATACTGCTTTTATAAGAAACAACTTTATTTGGCAATTTCATAAAACACCTCGCAATTCTGAATAAAGAAAGAAACAATAATTCTGCATGCTTCAATATGGTTTGCAGCTATTTTTGTCTTTTCTAAAATCCAATAAGCTAATTTTTCCACAATTTCTGTTTGTGTCCAATCGCCATTATCTAATGTTTTGAAAGCTTTTTTAATATCGGCTTGAAGTAATTCGAAATCTTCAAATTCTGCAAATTGCAACTTGATGTAATTGAAGTAGGTCAATACATTATTTTGAACATTGTTTTTTAAAATAAAGTCCTCTGGCAAAATTTTGTCAGCAATTTTTAAAGCTGTCATATTGAGAGGTTCAAGTTCTCTGCTTGGGTGGTATGCAATTAAGGAATCAATCACATTCGTGATTTCATTCTCCAAGTCCAACTTTGCTAAGGTTTGTTGCAAAGTGTAATTAGAAGAGCAACGCTTTTTTAATTCTGAAAGATTAACGTATTCATCTAATGTCGGATCTGTCAAATAATTTTCTGCATCATCAGTGCATAATGCAATTTGATTATCTATTGAATCTATCTTTGCTGCCGGTGTATACGCAGTAATAAAGTTGTTTGCCGTATCAGCATCTAACCCCTCAGGAAAAATCCGAACGATATCATATTTTCGTTTGATGACGCCTTTAACAGTTTGTGTAAGTTTAGAATGGCAAAGTGGACATTCATTTCCAACTTCATCAAGTAATGGAAAGTCGTCAGATGCAGGAGCTAAGCTATTTATCTTGTTTGGTCTGTTAATAGCATAAAGGAAAGTATAAGCTAAACATTTAGTGACATCACCATGCTTAAGTAAATTATCAAATTCGTCATACTTAGAAGGGGCAGTGGTGGCATCAGAATTTATACATTTCATAAGGTCTTGAAACATATCATCTTTAGTATGTGGGTTTAGGTCAGGAATAACTTTATCCTTGAAATAATTTACTACATGATTAATTACATCAAGGTTGGTGGAAGCAGAAACAACAGCTTCATCAACCTCTTTTTTGCGATTAACAAGATTAGATATTTTTTTGTCATTAAATGATACTTGGACGTTATCTAATAGTCCAAGTGATTCTAACAACAGTATTCCTAATGGACCTTGCCTGCCTTTATATGATGACAGTCCGCTCATTAGGATTTTTATATATGAGGAAATATTGAAAACTTGCAAAAATAACGCCCCCTTTCTGATGTGAGAAAAAATAGGGGAAAAACAAGGCAAAACGATGGCAAAGATTTCTCCCCACTAATTTAGCTATAATTTGATTGTGATTAATAATATTTAAAAGCTATCAAAGCAAAATCTAATTATTATTATATCACAAAAATAATTAGAAGAATATATCTGTATAAGTAAAATATTTTATGCAAACGCAAAATATTCTTCGCAAATTAAATATCTCTGTTCATACCAGTGCGCACTGAAAGAACGAAAGAACAATTAGAAAGTATCAAAAATAGCAACATCCCTTTTTATTATGGATAAAACAAGCTATTTAGGATTCTTTGATGTTCAATCGATTTTTTCAGTGTGCCTTTTTCTTGCACCCAAAATCAATGAATTTCAATATTTTTCTATTTCACTTCTTTCGTTCTTGTGTGAACAAACACAAATCGAAAGGAGTGAATTTTATGAAATTCAGAAAAACACCATTAAAGCAAAGAGGAACATATAAGTATTACGATGAGAATGGAAAACTTATAGCAAAGTTAATACCAGGAGTTGATGGAGTAACAGAGTTAGATATTCTTGAGTACCATCGTGCAGATGACCGTGAGGTTTATAACAACATCAAAAACGCAAGACCCAAAATGACAGATGAAGAAAAACAACAATATAAAGATTGGGAAGAACAATCCGACTGGAGAATGTTTGACAAGAATTGGACTGTATCTATAGATGCGTTATCAGAAGAGGGAAATTCATCTGATAAATCAGATATTTGGGTGCAGGTTCATAATCGTCAACAAGAAATTGATGAAGTTGACCCAATGATTGAAAGATTGCATGAAGTTGTAATGATGTTGACACCAGAGCAACAAGAGTTATATAGATTGGTCTATATAGAAGAAATCCCACAAGTTCAAATTGCTGAGAAACTGGGTATTACAAAGCAAGCATTACAAAGTCGATTAAACAAAATAAAAACAAAAATTAAAAAAATATTTTAAGAAATTGACTAAGGGGTTTACTTGCCCCTTATTTTTTTGCCTGTAACTTGTAAGGCAGTTATAGCCATACACAAATTAAAGAAAAGGAGGATGCGATTATGAGCTTGAAGCACAAAGTTCAAATCAACATTACATCAGTCAAAGGCGATAAGCAGATGGTTGTTAAATCAGGAGTTCGAAAGTTGCCAAAAAGAATTATGAAGTTTTTATTTGGAGAAGATGCTGAAATTCTAGTCATGAAAACTGGTGGTAGTGTTGGTTCAGTAGAAATCAAAGAGTTAGGAGGAATTGAAAATGAGTAAGACCAAATTATTACTTGATGTTATAAATGACATCAAATCATTGAGTAATTCGATGCAAGAATTGGCAGATGTACTGAGTGATGAAGAAAATATACCAGCAATACCAAAAGCTGAAGAGTTATCATTAGATACTTCAAAGACGAAATCTTCAAAGTCTAAAGTGACGCTTGAAGAAGTTCGTGCAGTTTTAGCACGAAAATCTCAAGATGGATTCACCCAACAAATTCAATCCATTATTCAAGGATTTGGTGCGAAGAAGTTAAGTGAAGTCGACCCTAAGCATTATGAAGAAATGATTAACTTAGCGGAGGGACTTAAAAATGATTAAACACGCTACGTTATCTGCATCAAGTTCGCATAGGTGGTTGGCTTGTCCGCCGAGTGCTTTGTTAGAACGAGAGTTCCCAAGCACAACAAGTAAGGCGGCAGAAGAAGGCACGGCTGCTCATGCTATGGGTGAACACAAATTGAATGTCCAATTACATCATCCATCGGTTTATCAATCATCTATTTATGGTAATGAAGAAATGGAAAATCATACGGATGATTACGTGGCTTATGTGTTGGAACAAATTGGGCAAGCAAAAGAACAATGTAATGATCCATTAATATTATTGGAAGAACGATTGGACTTCTCACAGTATGTGCTAGATGGTTTTGGAACAGGCGACTGTGTAATTATCGCTGATGATAAACTACAGATTATTGATTTGAAGTATGGATTGGGTATATTAGTTGATGCTCAAAACAATCCACAGATGATGTTATATGCTCTTGGTGCATTATCAACTTATGGAAATCTTTATGATATCCAAGAAGTGAGTATGACCATCTTTCAGCCAAGGAGAGAAAACATCAGCACATGGACAATTCCAGTAGATCAATTATACCAATGGGCAGAAGAAGTTGTTAAGCCACAAGCCCAGTTAGCTATTAAAGGTGATGGTGAGTTTAGGTCAGGCAGTCATTGCACTTTTTGTAAACTTAAAGTTAAGTGTCGGGCTAGAGCAGAAAGTAATCTAAAGATTGCACAGATGGAATTTCAAAAACCACCATTACTTGATGATGAAGAAATCGAAGAGGTTTTATCCATTATTAACGACTTGACCAAATGGGCAAATGAAGTACAAGCCTATGCTCTAGATATGGCAGTTAATCGTGGTAAAGAATGGACAGGCTACAAGTTGGTATCAGGACGTTCTGTACGAAAGTATGCGGATGAAGAAAAAGTTGCTACTGCTGCAATCACAAATGGTTATGAGAACATTTATAAAAAGAGCCTGATTGGTTTAACTGAGATGACCAAACTTATGGGTAAGAAGAAGTTTGATGAAATTCTAGGTGAGTTTATTATCAAACCTAAAGGCAAGCCAAGTCTTGTTCCTATCATGGACAAAAGAACAGCAATTAAAGTAAACAGTGTAGAAAATGAATTTAATCAAATCAAGGAGGACAAGTAAAATGTCAAAACAAAATAATACAAAAGTAATTACAGGAGTAAACACAAGATTTTCATACTTCAATGGTTTTGAACCAGTTTCAATCAATGGTGGACCGGAAAAATACAGTGTATCAGTACTTATCCCCAAAGACGACACGGAAACGATTGAGGCCATTGAAAAAGCAGTAGATGCTGCAATTACTGAAGGTGTTGGAAAGTTTGGTGGAAAGAAACCAAACAAAGGTGCATTAAAATTACCACTACGAGATGGTGATGTTGAACGTGATGATGAAGCCTACAAAGGTCATTATTTCCTTAATGCTAATTCAATCACACCACCACAAATTGTCGATAAGCAAGTAAAACCAATTCTTGACCGCAATGAAGTTTATAGTGGTTGTTATGGTCGAGTGTCATTAACTTTTTATGCTTTCAATTCTAATGGGAACAAAGGTGTGGCTTGTGGTTTAGGCAACATTCAAAAATTACGTGATGGTGAGCCATTAGGTGGACGTTCAAATGCTACAGATGATTTTTCGACAGTAGAGGATGACGACTTTTTAGCGTAATCGAAAATCTTGGCGATAGTGGGTAGCTGCTATCGTCATTTTTATAAATGGAGGAAAATGATGAAAACATTAGGAATTGATATTGAAACATACAGCAGTGTTAACCTGCAAAAATGTGGTGTGTATCGTTATGCCCAGAGTGATGATTTTGAAATACTACTATTTGCTTATTCAGTTGATGGTGGTGTGGTTGAAGTGGTTGATTTAGCAAATGGTGAATCTATACCGCCAAAAATTATTAAAGCAATGATGGATGATATGGTAATCAAGTGGGCACATAATGCAGCTTTTGAGAGAATTTGCTTATCAAAATATCTAGGATTACCAACTGGAGTTTATCTTACACCAAACTCATGGAGCTGCTCTATGATTCACTCAGCAACTTTAGGTTTGCCATTTTCACTTGAGGGAGTCGGTGCAGTTCTTGGATTAGACAAGCAAAAATTAACAGATGGGAAGAATCTTGTTCGGTATTTTTGTGTTCCTTGTAAGCCAACTAAAGTCAATGGTGGAAGAACAAAAAATCATCCACACCATGACCTAGAAAAATGGAAACAATTCAAGGAATACAATATTCGTGATGTGGAAGTAGAAATGGAAATAATCAAGAAGTTATCACGATTTCCAGTACCAGAGGAAATTTGGAGTCAGTATCATCTAGATCAAATAATAAATGATAGAGGGATTTTAGTGGACATGGCATTTGCTAATCAAGCAATCATATTTGATGAATTATCTAGAAACACTATCATATTAAGACTTAAAGAAATCACAGGCTTAGAAAATCCAAATTCGGTTTTACAACTTCGAGAATGGCTTAAAAACAATGGTTGTAGGACTTCAAGCTTAGATAAGAAGTCAGTTAATGAGTTGCTTAATTCTACTAAAGGAATTGTTTATGAAGTCTTAACACTTCGTCAAGAGTTAGCCAAATCCTCAGTGAAGAAATATGTAGCGATGGAAAACTATGCTGGAATTGATAATCGTGCTCGTGGATTGTTTCAGTTTTTTGGAGCGAATCGTACGGGGAGATTTGCTGGTCGTGGTATCCAATTACAAAATCTACCACAAAATCATATCTCCGACTTGGTAGAAGCGAGAAATCTTGTTAAACAAGGAAATCATCAAGCATTAGAATTACTCTACGATTCAATACCTAAAGTATTATCGGAACTTATCAGAACAGCTTTTATTCCTAGTGTTGGTATGAAGTTTATCGTGGTTGACTTTTCAGCCATAGAAGCACGTATTATCGCATGGCTTGCTGGCGAGCAGTGGCGCATAAAAGTATTTGAAAATGGTGGCGATATTTATTGTGCATCTGCTAGTCAGATGTTTGGTGTTCCTGTTGAAAAGAATGGTCTAAATAGTGATTTAAGGCAAAAAGGTAAAATAGCCGAATTAGCTCTTGGTTATGGTGGGGCAGTTGGTGCATTAAAAGCGATGGGTGCACTTGAAATGGGATTGACTGAAGATGAACTTAAACCACTTGTAACCACATGGAGAGAATCAAACCCCAATATTACTAACCTGTGGTGGTCAGTCGACTGTGCTGTAAAGGATTGTATTAAATCACACAGCTGCACGGAAACTCACGGTATTCAATTTATTTATCAAAGTGGATTTATGTTTATTAAATTGCCATCAGGTCGCAGACTTGCGTATGTCAAACCTAGAATCGGAATGAACAAGTTTGGTGGTGAAAACGTGACTTATGAGGGAATTGGTGTAAGCAAGAAATGGGAACGAATAGATAGTTATGGACCGAAGTTTGTGGAGAATATCGTTCAAGCGATTGCTCGTGATATTTTATGCTATGCAATGGAGCAGCTAAAGTATTATCGCATTGTGGCGACTGTGCATGATGAAGTTATTATAGAAGCTGAAATAGATACAAAAGTTGAAGAAATCGTTAAAATAATGTGTCAAAACCCAGAATGGACTAAGTCATTACAGCTTGATGCTGATGGCTATGAATGTTTATTTTATAAAAAAGATTAAGTGGAGTGCGGAGATGAAAAAAATCTCTGCATTTTTATTTTTATATAGGGTTTACTTTGAATTATTTTCTTCGCCTGTAATTTAGGAAGTTAAATTGTTGACTTCCAAATAAAAATTATAGGAGGTTCACAAAGATGAACGAATTAAAAGTTTTTAAAAAGGTAGAACTAGGTTCTGTACGAACAGTATTAGTCGGTGGTGTTCCATATTTTGTAGGAAAAGATGTAGCTGAAATTCTCAAGTACCAAAATGGTAGTCGAGATATTAATCGCCATGTTGATGAGGAAGATCGCATGAAAGAATTGGTGTTTGATGGCAACCAGCTTAAAGAAACTATTCTAATCAATGAAAGTGGACTATATGCATTAATCTTATCAAGCAAACAACCAAAAGCAAAAGCATTCAAGCGCTGGGTTATTTCAGAGGTTTTACCGTCAATTCGTCAGTATGGGATTTATGCAACGGATGATTTCTTGAAAAAGTCGATTGAGGATCCTGCTTGGGCGATAGGTATGCTTAGGCAACTTCAAGAAAAAAATGATGTGATTGCTTTTAAAGAACAACAGATTTTAGAAATGAAGCCAAAAGTAAGTTACTACGATTTAATCTTAAAAAATAAATCATTGGTGAACATCACTCAAATTGCCAAAGATTACGGAATGTCGGGTCGAGCGTTTAATCAACTTCTTCATGAGTTGGGTGTTCAGTACAAGCAAGGGAAAATGTGGTTGCTTTATCAAAAGCACGCATCAAATGGATACACGCAATCTGTTATGCAACTTGTTAACAATGATAATAAGTCAGTTATGCATACCAAATGGACTCAAAAAGGACGATTGTTTCTTTATGACCTATTGAAATCAAAACGTAACGTTCTACCTGTAATCGAGCGAGGTGAAGATAATGTCTAGACATGAAAATTTTAGACCGATGGTATTTATCTGTTCGCCATTTGCTGGTGATGAATTTAAAAATAGCATTGCTGCAAGGAAGTATAGTCGATTCGCTTTTGACTCTGGCTATATGCCAGTCACACCACATTTATTATATCCTCAATTTTTAAATGAACGTTATGAGCGGAGAGAAGGAATTCACATGGGAATCGTCCTCTTAGGAAAGTGTGAGGAAGTTTGGATTTTTGGTTCAAACATTACAGCTGGGATGGCAAGAGAAATTGAAAAAGCAAAGCTATGGTGTAGAAAGGTACGTTACTTTAATGAAGATTGTCAGGAGGAAATCATAAATGATTAACTTTATGTTATTTACATCAACGACCACTGGTAATTCTGCTGTCAGTTCATTTCCAAACAAAGTAGTAGTCACTGATAAACAATCATTTATTGATGCAATCAAGTTTGATCATGTTATGGCTGAATACAAGAATAACCACCGTAAGGGCGATAACTTTATTCAGTCTGATGTTATCCCGATGGACTGTGACAACGAGCATTCAGATGATGCAAAAGACTGGGTGACACCACTAGAAGTGGCTCTTGCATTTCCTGATGTAAGATTTGCAGTGAGTTACTCAAGAAATCATATGAAAACAAAAGGGAGCAAAACGGCTCGCCCACGTTTTCATGTGTATTTTCCAGTAGATGTAATTATGGATAAGAAAGTGTATGTGAGTTTAAAACAAAGCATTCAAAAGGAGTTCTCTTATTTTGATGGTAATGCCTTAGATGCTGCACGTTTACTTTATGGTACGAATAATACAAAGGTTGAAATCTATAATGGTAATCAAACCATCCAAGAATTTCTTAATAATGATTTGTTTGCTGAATGGGATGATGGTCAACATCAAATAACAGAAGGAAGTCGCAACAATGCAATGAGTCATGTTGCTGGAAAATTGATTAAACGTTATGGGAATAGTGATTCGAGCAAAGCTGAATTTCTAAATTTAGCAGCTAAAAAGTGCGTCCCATCACTATCTGATGAAGAGTTGAGTATAATTTGGAATTCAGCAGTGTCCTTTGGAAAGAAGGTAGCAATTCAAGATGGCTATATTCCGCCTGAACAATTCAATGCAGATTTGGCACTCATGCCAAGCGACTATTCTGATGTCGGTCAAGCAATGGTGCTTGCTCGTGAATATGGTGATGTTCTTCGATTCTCACCAAAATTAGGTTATCTCGTATTCAATGGACGTTATTGGACGATTTCTGAAGAAAGTGCAATTGGTTTAGCACAAGCACTTACAGATAGGCAGTTGTTAGAAATTGAGATTGAAATTTCAAAAGTGACAGAAGAAATGAAGAAGAATGGTACATTAGAAATTTTGGCAACTGTGGGAGCGAAAAAAGCAATAACGATTTTTAACTCTGTTCAAAAATGCTTCTATCAAAGATATGAATCAGTGTTGCAATATCAAAAATATGCCATTAAACGCAGAGATTCACGTTACATCAAATCGGCACTTGCAATGATTGAACCACATATCCCTATTGAGATTGAACAGCTAGATGCTGGTGAGTTTTTGTTAAACACACCAAGTGCAACTTATGACCTAAGAACGGGCAATGCCAAAGCACATGATTCGTCTGATTTTATTACTCAGCAAACAGCTCTAGTACCAAGCGATAAAGGTGCTGTGATGTGGAATGATGCACTTGATCTTATTTTCTGTGGTGATGAAGAACTGAAAACTTATGTTCAAAAAATTGTAGGTCTTGCGGCAATAGGAAAAGTGAAACAAGAAGCCTTAATTATCGCTTATGGTGATGGACAAAATGGAAAATCGACATTCTGGAATTCTATATTTCGTGTACTTGGTAGCTATGCAGGTTCCTTATCTTCGGAAATTATCACAGCAAACAATCGTGCTAATGCCAAAAATGAAAAGGCAGAACTTCGGGGTAAACGATTCATTATCGCAGGTGAATTGGAAGAAAACCAACGCTTAAGCACATCAATGGTCAAGCAATTAACATCAACAGATCCCATCAAAGGTGAAAAGAAATATCGTGATGAGTTTGTCTTTATTCCTACGCATACCCTTGTGCTTTATACCAACCACTTGCCAAAGGTAGGAGCCAATGACAAAGGAACTTGGCGAAGGTTATTAGTCGTTCCATTAAATGCAGCAATCAAGGCAAGTACGGATAAGAAAAACTATGGTGATGAGTTGTACCGAAAAGCTGGAGGTGCTATTTTACAGTGGATTATTGATGGAGCAAAACAGGTGATTGCAGAAGAGTTCAAGCCTATAGAACCACAAGCTGTTATTGATGCCACATCTAAATACAAGCAAGAAAATGACTGGCTGAATGAGTTTTTTGAAGAATGTTGCGAACTTGATGAAAGCTATATGGAAAAATCAGGTGAAGTGTACGATACTTACCGATCCCATTGTCAGCGAATTGGAGATTGGCCGAGAAGTCAAGCACACTTTTATTCAGCTTTAGAAAGAGCAGGAATCACCAAAATTCGAAAAAACAAAGGAAGATACTTCAAAGGTATCAGACTTCAACTTGAAGATAGCATGTTCTAAAAAGCCGTAGTATCAAAGGTTTTATTAGTATGTGTCAGCATGTGACAGGGGTCTGCGTAGACTTTATATATAATAATAATTTTATCTATATATATATAGTCTATGTAGGAGGGTGACATAGGCTGACACAAAAAGAAAAAATTGATTAGAAAGGATAGATATATTTATGTTATTTCATACTTGGGTTATTAAAAAATATTATGTTGAATTAGATGAAGATAATCCTTGGACACCAAAAGGGTGTTTGGCAAGAGGATTAAAAGAAGATAGAAGTACCTTTTCAGGGCGAAAGCTTGGTTACAAAAGGTATTTAAGGCATTTAAAGTCTTATGATGCAAGTGATTCAGTCCTTGATGCTTTAGATAATTGTTGGAAGGAGTGGCAAGATTTTGAAAGAAAAAGCAATAGAACAAGCACTGATTAAAGCTGTTAAGCAAAAAGGTGGTCTTTGTTTAAAGTTAGTATCGCCAAGCCTTGTTGGTATTCCAGACCGTTTGATTTTAATGGATGGTGGGAGAGTTGGTTTTGTGGAAGTAAAGACGACTGGTAAAAAGCCAAGGTCGGTTCAAGTCAAAAGAATGAAACAATTACAGCAGTTAGGTTTTAAAGTTTTCGTTTTGGATCATCTTGATGATATTCCCACACACATTGATGAGATAGTAGGTGACGATGGTGAAATTTCATGCACATGAGTATCAAATGTTTGCGATTAATCACATTATCGAAAATAACATTTCAGCATTGTTGCTAGATATGGGACTTGGAAAAACAGCGATTACACTAATGGCAGTTAATGATTTAATGTTTGATACATTTGAAATATCAAAGGTGTTGATTATTGCACCCCTTAGAGTAGCAAGAGATACATGGTCAACAGAAATTAAAAAATGGGAACAACTAAATCACTTATCATATTCCATTTGTGTTGGTAGTGAAAACGAAAGATTAGCAGCACTTAGAAGATCAGCTAATCTAACAATTATTAACAGGGAAAACGTAGATTGGCTGATTAGTAAAAGCGGACATAAATTTGATTTTGATATGGTGGTCATTGATGAACTTTCATCTTTTAAATCTCACTCAGCTAAACGATTTAAATCACTTCTTAAAGTAAGACCACTCATTAAAAGGATTGTTGGTCTTACTGGAACACCAAGTTCTAATGGCTTGATGGATTTATGGTCACAGTTTCGATTACTGGATAATGGAGAACGTCTTGGACGATACATCACTCATTATCGAAATGAATTCTTTGAACCAGATAAGCGTAATGGTATGCAGATATTTTCTTACAAACTTAGAACAGGTGCAGAAGAAGTCATCTACAAAAGAATTTCAGATATTACAATTTCGATGAAGTCAGCTGATTATCTTAATATGCCAGAATGTATGATTAACGAAGTAAAGGTTGATTTATCCGAGAATGAAAGAAAGCACTACAACCAACTAAAAGCTGAAATGGTTCTTGCTATAGATGAATTAGAAATTGATGCGGTAAACGCAGCAAGCCTTTCAAACAAATTACTTCAAATGGCAAATGGTGCTGTCTACGATGAAGAAAAAGTGGTTGCCAACATTCATGCACGTAAGATTGATGCTTTAGAAGATTTGATTGAAAGTGCTAATGGGAAACCTGTGTTAATAGCTTATTGGTTCAAGCATGATCTACAAAAGATAAGGGAGCGATTTAAAGTTCAGGAAATTAAATCATCAAAAGATATTCAAGATTGGAATGAAGGTAAAATCCAAAGTGCACTAATACATCCAGCTAGTGCGGGTCACGGACTTAACTTACAAGCTGGAGGTTCGACACTGATATGGTTTGGGCTAACTTGGAGTTTAGAACTCTATCAACAAACAAATGCAAGACTCTGGCGACAAGGTCAAAAAGAATCAGTGGTTATCCATCACATCATTACCACGGATACGATTGATGAAGATGTCATGAAAGTATTAAAGTTGAAAGATAAAAATCAATCTGATTTGATTGATGCAGTCAAAGTACGTTTGAAGGAGGAAAAATAAATGAAGGCTAAGGAATATTTAAAACAAGCATATAGATTAGATAAGATTATTGCCTCAATGGTAATGGAACTAGAAGGAATGAAATTAACCGTAGACTCAGTTCAATCCCCGTCCTTTGGTGAACGAGTTCAAACTAGTAGAGATAATGAGGCTAGATTTGTTAAAAAGCTTTATAAGATTGAAGAATTTGAAGAGCGACTAAGTGGTAAGATTGACCATCTCCTTAGCTTGAAAAATCAAATAAGTGAAGTGATCGGCAATATAAAAAATCAAGATGAGCAGTTAGTACTTCGTCATAGATATTTGTTTGGTCATACTTGGGAACAAATATCAGAAGAATTATATGCAGACCCAACAACAATCTATCGTTGGCATTTAAAAGCCTTGAAGAATGTAGTTTTACCAGACGATATCATTTTAATTAATAAGTGAAGTGAAATGCAATAGAATGCCACACTCATAAAATGTTATTATTAAACTAGCAAAAAATGCAATGATAGATAATATCATCTTAATTAATGAAGTGAAATGCAATAGAATGCCATACTCATAAAATGATATTATTAAGATAGCAAAAAATGCAATCATGATTCTTACAGCAATACCAGCAATAGAAGAATCAATAGCCTTTGAGGATAAAACACCTTCAAGGGCTTTTATTATGTAAAGAAATGGAGTGAGGTTCATGCCAAGAAAACCAAAGAGCCCATGTTCTCACCCTACTTGTCCTAATTTAGTGGAAACAAAATTTTGCGTGGAACATCAAAAACAAGAAAACAAGCATTACGAGAAATACAGTCGTTCACCAGAAGTTAGAAAAAGATATGGCAGTGCTTGGAGAAAAATACGTGCTCGGTTTGTTAAAGACAATCCACTTTGTGTAAAGTGTTTAGAATTTGGCAAACTAACACCAGTTGAAGAAGTACATCACATCCTACCATTATCAAAGGGTGGAACACATGATGTTTCCAACTTAATGTCTTTATGCAAGTCCTGTCACTCAAAGATTAGTGCTGACGAGGGTGACCGTTGGAGAAATCGTTGATGGGTAGGGGGATATCAAATCTCTACAACTAGTAAAACAGTCAACGGGCGTGGGGTATCACGCATAAAAAGTTGAGTTCAAACGGGGTATTAACCCCTAATCAAAATTAAAGGAGGGATTTCGTGGCAAAGGATGGTACAAATCGTGGTGGTAGACGACCACGTTCAGGAGAAAAACCAACAGCATTAGTCGATAAAATTGCCAAAGGTATGACGACTAAAAAAATGGATGTTGGGGAGTTTCCCGAAGTGACACTGTTAGTCGGTGATGAGATTGGTGATGGAGCTGATTTATCAGGAGAAGAAATGCCTAGTCCAAGTGATTACTTGTCGACAAAGCAAAAAGATGGCTCGACACTAGGTGCTGCCAATTTATACAAAGAAACATGGTTATGGTTAAAAGAACGTGGCTGTGAGAAGTTTGTTTCGCCAAAAGTCATAGAATCCTATGCCCAAGCCTTTACACGATATGTTCAGTGTGAAGAGGCTATTTCTCAATATGGCTTACTTGGAAAACATCCAACTACAGGTGGGGTTGTTACTTCACCGTTTGTTGGCATGAGCCAGACGTTTCAAAAACAAGCTAATCTCTTATGGTATGAGATTTTTGAAATTGTCAAACAAAACTGTACAACCGAATTTGAAGGTAGCCCTAATGATGATATGATGGAGCAACTTCTAAAAATACGAAAGGGGCTGTAACCTATGATAGAAAAAGTAAACCCAAGTCACCCAGATAAAATAGCCGATAGAATTGCAGGAGCTATTGTTGATTTGGCTTATCAGAGGGAAATTAATCCTAAAATAGCAGTTGAAGTTTTAATAGGACATGGAAAATGTCATGTCATTATTGAAACATCGGTTGCTTTAATGTTAGATGAAATAAAAAAAGTGATTAATCGCATTTCAGATGATGTCACACCTAATATTGATATAGTTGCTCAAGATGTACACTTGAGGAAGAATCAATCTGATGAAATTTGTTGTGGAGACAATGGGATTTTTAAAGGAGTACCAATTACTTATGAACAAAAAGAAATATCTGAAATTGCTCGTAACCTTTATACTTTGTTTCCTACTGATGGTAAGTATATTCTTGATGGAGAAAAATTAATCATCTGCCAAAGTAATGCGACCACTGTTGAATTAGCACAAATTCATCCTGTTGCAGTTATCAATCCACTAGGCGATTGGACGGGTGGTACGGATGTTGATACTGGAGCTACCAATCGCAAACTTGGTTCAGATATGGCTGATGGGGTTACTGGTGGTGGAATCCATGGTAAGGATTTATCTAAAGCGGATGTATCGGTTAATGTCTATGCATTTTTAAAAGCACAAGAAACAAATCAAGAAATCGAGTTGTCTTGTGCTATTGGTGATAACAAGATTGATAACAAATCCTATTCAGAAATTGTTGAGATTGCTAGAGAATATATAACTCAACTAGGTGGATTTGAAAAATTAGCAGAATGGGGGTTATTTTAAATGAGCGTTACAACTGAACGATTTGAAAAAGTCGATATAAATAAATTGATTCCCTACGCTAGAAATGCTCGTACCCATTCTAAGAAACAAGTCTTGGAACTACGAGCATCAATTCGTGAATTTGGTTTTATCAATCCTGTCATTATTGATAAAGAATATAATATCCTTGCAGGGCACGGACGAATTGAAGCCGCAAAAGAAGAAGGCTTAAAAGAAGTGCCTTGCGTTTTTGCCGAACATTTAACTGATTCACAAAGACGTGCTTACATCTTGGCAGATAATCGCCTAGCATTAAATGCGGGTTGGGATGAGGAAATGTTGGCAGTGGAATTATCAGAACTTGAAGGTGCTGACTTTGATTTATCTTTACTTGGCTTTAATGAAGCAGAACTTAATCAGCTTTTACACGATGAAGAATCAATCCAAGACGATGAGTTTAATATTGATGAAGAACTTTCAAAACCAACATTCACTAAAATGGGTGATGTTTGGCAACTTGGTAGGCATCGTTTGATTTGCGGTGATAGCACAAAATTAGAAACCTACGAAATTTTAATGGAAGATAAAAAAGCGAATCTAGTTATAACAGATCCGCCGTACAATGTAAATTATGAAGGAAGTTCTGGAAAAATCAAAAATGATAACATGGAAAATTCAGCATTCTATCAATTCCTATACGATGCATTTAAAAACATGGAATCTGTAATGGCAAAAGATGCGAGTATCTACGTTTTTCATGCAGATACAGAGGGATTGAATTTTAGAAAGGCTTTTGAAGATGCAGGATTTTATTTATCTGGTACGTGTATTTGGAAAAAACAGAGTATCGTACTAGGTCGTTCCCCTTATCAATGGCAACATGAACCAGTCCTGTTTGGTTGGAAGAAAAAAGGAAAGCATCAATGGTACACAGGACGTAAAGAATCAACAATTTGGGAATTTGATAAACCAAAGAAAAATGGTGAGCACCCAACGATGAAACCAATTCCACTACTAGCTTATCCGATTCTTAATTCTAGTTTAAGTAACAGTATTATTCTTGATGCCTTTGGAGGTTCGGGTTCAACGCTAATTGCGTGTGAACAATCAGAACGTATTTGTTACACTATAGAACTTGATGAAAAATTCTGTGATGTGATTGTAAAAAGGTATATCGAGCAAGTTGGCACATCTGAAAACGTAACATTAATTCGAGATGGTGTGGAGATGAAATACGAAGATGTAACAATCATGGAGGAGTTAGTTGATTAGGTTAACACTAGGGAGTCTTTTTGATGGCTCAGGTGGTTTTCCATTAGCAGCAACACTTTCAAATATAAAACCTTTATGGGCTTCAGAACTGGAGCCTTTTCCTATGCGTGTCACGATAAAGAGGTTTCCTAAGATGAAGCATCTCGGCGACATCAATCACATTAATGGCAAGGAAATAGAACCTGTGGATATCATAACATTTGGTAGCCCATGTCAAAATTTATCCATTGCTGGAAATCGTGCAGGTCTAGATGGCGGACAATCATCACTGTTTCACCAAGCAATACGAATCACAAAAGAAATGAGGGAGAAAACCAATGGTCAATATCCAAAATACATCATCTGGGAAAATGTCTGTGGGGCATTCTCCTCAAATAAAGGAGCAGACTTCAAATCAGTCCTTGAAGAAATCTGTAAAATCAAAGACTCACAAGCTATTATCACTCAACCTAAAAAATGGGAGAATGCTGGAGAAATCATGGGAGATGACTACTCTATCAGCTGGCGAGTGCTCGATGCTCAATATTGGGGTGTTCCCCAAAGAAGAAAACGAATCTTTCTTGTCGCAGATTTTACAGGAGGGTGTGCATCAAAAATATTATTTGAGTCCGAAGGCTTGTCAGGGTATTCTTACGAGGGCTTTAAATCGTGGCAAAAAGCTACCGACAATCTTGGAGGAGGCACTCACCGTGCAAGCAAATTCTGCTTAAGTGACCAAGGCGGACAGCGTATGGATGTGACTGAACATATTACTACAACCTTACGTGCAAGTGCTGGAAAAACACCATTGGTATTTGAGAATCATAGTCAAGATTCAAGATATACTGGACCACTTGATGTTTCAACTACCATATCAGCAACTTATGGAATGGGTGGTAATAATCAACCATTCGTTCTTGAGAATTCTAAAACTTATGATGTGAGATTTACGTCAGGTGGAACAATCAATGCTCGTGCGAATGTTTATGAATCAAGTACATCTCGAACCATTGATACCTCTGGAAATGCACCTGAATCTAATCAAGGTGGAATTGCAGTTGTATCCGTTCAAGGTTCGATGATAGGTCGAAAAGATGAAAATGGACCACAAGGTAGTGGATTCGATGAAGATGTAAGTTTTACACTGAATACTGTTGACCACCATGCAGTGGCTTATTGTTCAAGTAAGAACTCACATTTCACTCGGGCGACCAAAGAGGTGTCGGGTACACTTGTTGCCAGTGATTATAAAGATCCACCACTTGTTGGTAAGTACCAACAAATTGTTCGCAGACTTACCCCAAAAGAATGTGCTAGGCTACAGGGTTTTCCAGTATGGTGGGCAGATGATTTGGAAATAAATGAGCCAACAGAAGAGAATATCAATTACTGGTCAGATATTTTTGAAATTCATCGTAAAGCACTAAGTCCTAAGAAACGAGTGAAAACAAGAAATCAAATCATCAAATGGCTAAAGCAACCACATTCAGATTCAGCTGAATATAAGATGTGGGGTAATGGTGTAGCCTTGCCTTGTGTCTGGTTTGTTTTATCAGGAATTGTATGGGTAGAAAGTTCAATTGAATTGCAGAAATGACTTGCTATTACGAGCCTTTTGAGTGATATATAGTGTATTGTAAATAAAGGAGGTACATGAAAAATGGATGTACAAGATAAAGAAAAGAAATCTATATTTCCCACGAGAGAAACAGTGGAAGAAATTCGAGAGAATTATCCGTATGGGACTATGGTTCGTCTAGTAAAAATGAACGATTTCCAAGCTCCACCCATTGGAACTGCAGGTGTTGTCGTTGGCGTAGATGACATAGGCTCACTAATTATGGAGTGGGTTGATGGTAATCGATTGAGTGTTATTCACCGTGAAGATATTGTCAGAAAGGTTGATGAGCATGAAGAAAGTGAATAAAAGAAAAATTTTCAACATTGCAAAAACGTATATTTATGGACTGGAAGAACGTGGTGATTTGAAAATTCGCAATTCTGATAGTGCTGACTTTTTAGAGGTTTCTATTTGGGGATTAGAAAAAGCTTTAATTGCTGCTTATGAGCAAGGGCGAAAGGATGCTGAAAATGAATGAGAAAATAAAAGAACAGATATTAGCCATTCGTGAAACTGGTAAAACCAATATGTTTGATGTGATTAGCGTTCAATCCTTAGCCAATGAATTACACTTTTACGAATTAGTGATTTTTATTGAGGAACATAGAAAAACATACACCAATTTCATGTTGACTGGAGAAATGCAAAATGTGAACTAAAGGAGCACTTGGGTATAATGAGAAAACTTAAAAAGTATAAACCAACAAAATTTAAGTCTAAGGACTCCATCTATTCTAAGGAACTAGCTGATTATGCGGTCGGATTCATCAACTGTCTGAGTCATACCAAAGGGAAATGGTCGGGAAAGCCGTTTGAATTAATTGACTGGCAAGAACAAATTATTCGTGACTTGTTTGGTACAATTAAGCCAAATGGCTATCGTCAATTTAACTCTGCGTATATTGAAATTCCTAAAAAGCAAGGTAAAAGTGAACTTGCAGCAGCTGTTGCTTTATTGTTAACTTGTGGTGATGGTGAAGAACGTGCTGAAGTTTATGGTTGTGCAGCTGATCGCCAACAAGCAACAATTGTCTTTGATGTTGCAGCTGATATGGTACGAATGTGTCCTGCTTTAAATAAGCGTGTCAAAATACTAGCATCACAAAGACGCATCATTTATAAACCTACCAATAGTTTTTATCAAGTGCTATCGGCTGAAGCCTATAGCAAGCATGGTTTCAACATTCATGGTGTTGTTTTTGATGAACTTCATACACAACCTAATAGAAAACTATTTGATGTTATGACAAAAGGGTCTGGAGACGCAAGAACGCAACCACTTTATTTCTTAATAACAACGGCGGGTTCAGATACTAAATCAATCTGCTATGAAACTCATCAAAAAGCGAAAGATATCATTTCTGGGCGAAAGTTTGATTCAACATTTTATCCAGTGATTTATGGGGCAGATGAAAATGATGATTGGTCTAAACCAAAAACTTGGAAAAAAGCAAATCCATCTATTGGAATCACTGTAGATTTAGAAAAAGTAAAACAAGCATATGAATCAGCAAGTCAAAATCCTACTGAAGAAAATTCATTCAGACAACTGCGACTTAATCAATGGGTTAAACAATCTATTCGTTGGATGCCAATGGATAAATGGGATGCCTGTGCCTTTAAGGTTGATGATAAAGTATTAGAGGGACGAGTTTGTTATGGTGGTTTAGATTTATCTAGTACTACCGACATTACATCTTTTGTATTGGTTTTTCCACCAGAAGATGAGGACGATAAATATGTAGTCTTACCATACTTTTGGATACCAGAAGATACTCTTGATTTACGTGTGAAAAGAGACCACGTGCCTTATGATATTTGGCTTAAACAAGATTACCTCCAAACAACTGAGGGGAATGTCGTTCACTATGGGTTTATAGAAAAATTCATTGAAGAATTGGGCACACGGTTTAATATTAAAGAAATTGCCTTTGATAGGTGGGGAGCCATTCAAATGGTGCAAAACCTTGAAGGGATGGGATACACTGTTGTTCCTTTTGGACAAGGATTTAAAGATATGAGTCCGCCGACCAAGGAGCTAATGAAGTTGACATTGGAGCAAAAGATTGCTCATGGTGGACATCCTATTCTGCATTGGAATATGGATAACATCTTTATCCGTACTGACCCAGCTGGAAACATTAAAGCCGATAAAGAAAAATCAACAGAAAAGATTGATGGTGCCATCGCAACTATCATGGCACTTGATAGAGCGATTCGTTGTGGGAATATTAACGCAGCAAGTATTTATGATGATAGAGGGCTGTTTATACTTTGATTTATTTTGTTAAATATAAGATAAGTAGAACTTAATTTTGATGTTTGAAATTACATTAAAATCTTTGGAACAGCAAAAAAGTTGGAGGGCAAAATATGAATGGCTAGACTTTATCTTTGTGCTCAAATAGTGTATAATGAATCAATCGAAAGTAGAAGATGAATTAGAATTTAGTGGAGGTGCGTTGATGGATAAAAATTTTACAGAAAATGCAGTTAAATTGTGGAAGAAAGTCGGAACTCATAACATTATGGTACTTGCAACGGGTTCGGAAAGTAGAATTTCAGCACGCCCAATGAGCATTATCATTTACGATGGAAAGTTTTATTGCCAGACAGATGAAAGCTTCTTAAAGTATAGGCAGATTGCCAAAAACCCAAATGTAGCATTAAGTTGTAATAACATTTCCATCGAGGGGAAATGTCGTATTGTAGGACATCCACTGGATGAAGATAATAGTTTCTTTGCTGACAGATTTAAGAGACATTTTTCCAATTCATACAAGATGTATACGGCAATACCTACAGAAAGATTGCTTGAAATAACACCAAGCTTAATTTATTTGTGGAAGTATAAGCTTTTAACACCATATATGGAGTATTTTGATTTTGAAAATCAAATATATCGTATTGAAAAAATGGCATAAGTATTAAAACTATCACTATTCTAATACTATAGATAAATTGCAGTTTAGCAAACAAATGTATAAAGATATAGATCAAGCATCTGCCAAATCGGTTAGGTGCTTTTTTCATGCCAAAAATCAGAAGGGAGCAAGCACATGGGAATATTCAAAAGTATTTTTCGTTCAAGAGGTCAACCCGAAAATCAGATGATGGGAAATTCTCATCGTTTTTCATTTGGAGCGACTACATCGAATAAAACAGTTACAGAGCAATCGGCAATGCAAATGACTGCCGTTTATGCTTGTGTTAGAGTTCTTGCTGAAGCAGTGGCAGGATTGCCATTACATTTCTATCAGTACCGTGATAATGGTGGTAAAGAAAAAGCAACTAATCATCCACTATATTTTTTACTCCATGATGAACCAAATGCTGAAATGAGTTCTTTTGTACTAAGGGAAACTATGATGACTCATTTACTTTTATGGGGAAATGCTTATGCACAAATATTACGTAATGGTAAAAATGAAGTGATTGGTTTATATCCTTTACTACCAGACCGAATGACAGTGGGGCGAGGTGATGATGAACAACTGTATTATTTGTACGCATCAACAAAAGGGCAAGTAAAATTACAACAATCAGAGGTGCTTCATGTGCCTGGCCTAGGTTTTGATGGATTGGTTGGCTACTCACCCATTGCCATGTCAAAAAATGCGATTGGTATGGCGATTGCCTGTGAGGAGTATGGGGCTAAGTTTTTTGCGAATGGTGCAAACCCCGGTGGTGTGTTAGAACATCCTAGCACGTTAAAAGATCCGATTAAGATTAGGGAAAGTTGGAATGCAACATTTGGTGGTTCATCAAATGCGGCTAAGGTTGCAGTATTAGAAGAAGGTATGAAATATGCACCAATTTCTATTTCACCAGACCAAGCTCAGTTTTTAGAAACAAGAAAATTTCAAATTAATGAGATAGCTCGAATTTTTAGAGTACCACCTCACATGGTTGGTGATTTAGAAAAGTCGAGCTTTTCTAATATTGAACAACAATCCCTTGAGTTTGTAAAATATACCCTTGACCCTTGGATTTCAAGATGGGAACAAGCGATGACTCGTTCTTTATTAACCAAGGAAGAAAAGAAAAAGTATTTTATCAAGTTTAATCTTGATGGACTCCTTCGTGGTGATTATCAAAGTAGAATGGCGGGTTATGCAACAGGTCGTCAAAATGGCTGGATGTCTGCTAATGATATAAGAGAGCTTGAAAACCTAGATAAAATTTCAGCTGAAGATGGAGGAGATTTATATCTAGTCAATGGCAATATGTTCCCACTAAAAAATGCGGGTGCTTATGCGAAAAATATAAATGGAAAGGAGCAAATCAATGAAGAAGTTTTGGAAGTGGAAAAATCAGAGTGATACCCTAGTAGAAAGAACCTTATTTTTAAATGGTACGATTGCTGAGGATAGTTGGTTTGATGATGATGTTACACCATCTATTTTTAAAAATGAGCTGATGAGTGGTAAAGGTGATATTACGGTTTGGATAAATTCTCCCGGTGGAGATTGTATCGCTGCAGCTCAAATTTACAATATGCTTACAGAATACCAAGGTGATGTAACCATCAAAATTGATGGCATTGCAGCATCTGCCGCTAGTGTCATTGCAATGGCAGGGAGTAAAGTAGTGATGTCACCAGTATCCATGATGATGATTCACAATCCGGCGACTATTGCATGGGGAGATAGTGCTGAAATGAAGAAAGTAATGGCGATGCTTGATGAAGTGAAAGAATCAATTATCAATGCTTACGAGTTAAAGACTGGTCTATCAAGGAGTAAAATATCGAAACTGATGGACAATGAAACATGGATGGACGTCAATAAAGCATTGGAACTTGGCTTTGCTGATGAGATGCTTACAAGAGGTGCAGAAGATGAAACTAGTGCATCATCAAATTTCATGTTTTCACAATCTGCAGTAACCAATTCTTTAAAAGATAAAGTGGCTGAGAAGTGTAAAATCAATAAACCAGAAACAGTAAAAATCAATGCTCAAAAATTGAATGAGCGTTTAGAATTAATCAAAAATTGGAGGTAATGAAAATGAATAAATTAATGGAATTAAGAGAAAAAAGAAACAAAGCGTGGGAAGGGGTAAAAGCCTTTGTTGAAAGCAAACAAGATAAAGATGGCTTGCTTTCGATTGAAGATGCAAAAGCTTATGATGAAATGGAACAAAAGGTGAAAAACTTCTCCCTTGAAATCTCAAGATTGGAAACAATGGAGCTCTTAGAAAATGAATTAAATAAACCTGTTAATTACCCACTTACATCAAAGCCTATGACCATGGATTCAAAACAAGAAAAAACAGGACGTGCAAGTGATGAATATAAAGTGGGAATGTTACAAGCGTTGCGTTCAAATTTCAAACAAGTATCCGATGTTTTGCAAACAGGAGTTGACACCGATGGTGGTTATCTAGTCCCAGAAGAATATGATGCCCGCTTGATTGACGGATTAACAGAAGAAAATATTATCCGTGGGCTTGCAACCACTATAACGACTGGTGGGGAGCGTAAGATTAATATTGCAGGGTCTAAGCCAGCGGCACTGTGGATAGAAGAAGGGGGAGAGTTATCTTTTGGTGATGCTAAGTTTGATCAAATTTTATTAGATGCCCACAAACTTCATGTTGCTATTAAGGTTACAGAAGAATTGTTATATGACAATGCCTTCAACTTAGAAACCTATATTTTAAATGCATTTTCCAAGGCACTTAGTAATGCCGAAGAAGATGCATTTTTAAATGGTGATGGTATTGGCAAACCACTTGGGATTTTTGCAACGAAAGGTGGTGGAGAAGTTGGCGTCACAACGACAGGGGCAAATATCACAGCTGATGAAATTATGACATTGGTTTATTCATTGAAACGACCATATCGTAAAAATGCAGTATTTATCACTAACGACCAAACATTGGCAGCTATTCGTAAGTTAAAAGATGGTAATGGTGCATACTTGTGGCAACCGTCTTTACAACAAGGAGAACCAGATAGATTGTTTGGATACAAAGTGTATACATCATCTTATGTACCAACAATTGCAACGGGGAAGCCTGTTTTAGCATTTGGAGATTTTTCTTACTATAACATTGGTGATCGTGGTTCTCGTACTTTTTCAGAACTTCGTGAATTATTTGCTGGTAATGGAATGGTAGCTTTCCTTGCCAAAGAACGTGTAGATGGGAAATTGGTGATAAAAGAAGCGGTACAAATTTTAAAAATGAAAGGGTAGTTATGGCTACCTTATTTGAAAACGTCAAGACAAATTTAATGATTGAGCATGAGGCAGATGATGAAGTGATATATGGCTTTGTCATCGCTGCTTTATCCTATGCAGAAAGTTATCAGCATCGGGAAAATGGGTATTATTTAGAACATGATATTTCACCCACAACAAAACAAGCGGTGATTATGCTTGCATCACATTTTTATGAAAGTCGTGATGGTTCAACAGGTGGTTTTTATAATGATAATGTAAGTGCCGCTCAGCAAGTTTGGAAAACTGTAAATCTTCTTTTGCAACTGGAACGCAGGTGGAAGTTATGAGTTTTGGTAAAATGAGAGAAATTATTGAGGTTGTTAAAGTTGAACATATCAAAGATAAAGACGGATTTAAAGCACCACAAGATATTGTTGTCGCTAGAGCGAAAGCATATAAAGAAACGAAACATGGCAATGAAAGATGGGCAAACTTATCTGTCTTTTCAACTGCCACAGTTCTGTTTCGCTTAAGAAAAATACCCAATATTGATATCACAACGGAGATGGTTATTTTTCATAAGGGTTCTAGATATCAAATCACCTCAGTAGAAGATGTTCGTGAGAAAGGGATGTATCTAGAAATTCTAGCTGAGAAAATGGAGGGAAGTAAAAGTGGCTAAAGCAACCATCAATATGCCTGATGATTTTCTAATGAAAGTGTCACGATTAGAAAAGCAAACAGATGAGATCATTCCAAGAGTACTTGATGTTGGGGGAGAAATTGTCCTAGCGAAGGCAAAAGCAAACCTTGCTGCTGTCATAGGAACAGCCATAAAATTGCCATCTCGTTCAACAGGTGAACTGCAACGTGCGCTTGGGTTGTCAAGAATCTTACAAGATCGCAATGGTGATTGGAATATAAAGGTTGGATTTTCAGAACCGAGAAAAGATGGCATATCGAATGCCAAGTTAGCGACAATTCTTGAATATGGTAAACATGGTCAACCGAGTAAACCATTTATGAAGCGGGCTAAAACGCAGTCGAGAAAAACGGCTATCCAAGCAATGAAAGCAAAACTTGAAAGTGAGATGAACGGTGAATGATTTTAGAAGAATTAATTCATTTATTTAATGAAATGAAAATCCCTGTGGAATCAGGTGTTTTTAGTGAAGTAGCACCTAATCAATATTGCGTACTAATACCATTATCTGATGAGTTTGAATTATATGCCAATAACCAACCAATGATTGATGTGCAGGAAGTTAGGATTTCATTTTTTTCAAAAGGTAATTATCTCAATGTAAAAAAGAAAATCATCAACTATTTATTAAGGTCTGAATTTACAATAACTAGTCGGGTCTTTTTAGGATTTGACAAAGAAACGAATTATTATCATGTGGCAATTGATGTCGCAAAACATTACGAAATGGAGGAAATTTAAATGGCAACAGTCGGATTGGATAGATTGTTTTATGCACCAATTACAGAATCACCAACAACTGGTGATGAAACCTATGGTACACCCATTATGTTAGCAAAAGCTATGTCTGCTGAATTATCAGTAGAACTTGCAGAAGCAACTTTATTTGCAGATGATGGCGTAAGTGAAGTTGTTAAAGAATTTAAGAATGGGAAATTAACGCTAGGAGTTGATAATATTGGTAGGGAAGTCGCAATGGCTTTAACAGGAGCAAAAGTTGATGATAATGGTGTATTGATTTCTGCAAGTGAAGATGGTGGTGAACCTGTAGCTATTGGTTTTCGTGCCAAGAAATCCAATGGAAAGTATAAATATGTTTGGTTGTACCGTGTGAAATTTGCTGTTCCATCAACATCATTAGCTACCAAAGGGGATAGCATCACCTTTTCAACACCAACCATTGAGGGAACGGTTATGAGAAGAAATAAATTAGATGGACAAGATAAGCATCCATGGAAAGCAGAAGTGGATGAGGGCGATACTGGAGTAGAAGTATCAACGATTACTTCTTGGTATGCCCAAGTCTATGAGCCCACATTTACAGGAGGAAATTAGTAATGAATGAAAGAAGTGCAGTGATTGAACTAGATGGCGAGTCTTATGAATTGATTTTGACCACGAAAGCAACGAAAGAGATTGCGAAACGTTATGGTGGTTTAGACAACCTTGGTGAAAAGTTGATGCAGTCAGAGAATTTTGAAATGGCTCTTGATGAGATTATTTGGTTGCTTACAATTTTAGCCAATCAGTCAATTAAAATTTATAATCTTAAGAATAAAGATAATCCAAAAGAAGAATTAACGGAGGAAATAATCGAACTTTTAACTTCACCACTTGATTTGGCTAATTACAAATCAGCGATTACGGAGGCGATGTTTAAAGGAACAAACCGAAACATTGAAAGCGAGGAAGAACAAAAAAACAAAGAGGGCGTGTAAGTGACGAAGAATCATTTACACGCCTACTTTATTATGGAACAGTCCAAATGGGCATGAGTAGTGATGAATTTTGGACTTATCCACTTGGTTTGTTTTTAGATTTATGGGAATGTCATAAACAATTTAATGGTTGGTCAAAGGCAAGAGTTGAAATGTTTATTGATGATATTTTGCCGAGTGGCATTTAAAGGAGGTGAGCGATTATGTCAGATAAATTCGGACTTAAGATTGGTATTGAAGGTGAAAAAGAATTTAAAAGCTCGCTTAGAGATATTAATCAATCATTTAAAGTCCTCGGGTCTGAAATGAAATTAGTCTCATCGGCATTTGATAAGAATGATAAAAGTGTTCGTGCCACAACTTCTAGAAATGAGGTTTTAAATAAGTCCATTGAAACGCAAAAAGATAAAGTCAATCTTTTAGAAGATGCTCTAAAAAATTCATCTGAAAGCTTTGGTGAAAATGATAGAAGAACAAAGAATTGGGAGATTCAGTTAAACAATGCTAAAGCCACATTAAATGACATGGAGAGTGAGCTTAAGGATAATGAAAAAGCCTTAGATGATTTAGGTGATGAGCAGGTTGATGTTACGGGTTCAACTGACAAACTTGGTGATGAATTAAAAGAAACAGCTGATGAGGCAGATAAGTCTAGTTCAAAGTTTGAAAAACTTGGAGGTGTCTTAAAAGGGATTGGTGTTGCGATGGGTGTAGTAGCAGTTGCTGCTGGAGCGGCTGCCATTAAGTTAGGAAAAGAGGTCATCAGTGCTTATGCTGATTATGAACAGTTGGTTGGAGGAGTGGATACTTTATTTCAAGGTGCATCATCTACTGTTCAAAGAAATGCTGATAGTGCTTTTAAAACAGCGGGGATGTCAGCTAATGAGTACATGGAAACCGTCACTGGGTTTTCGGCTAGTTTGATTCAATCACTTGGTGGCGATACACAAAAAGCCGCCCAAATTGCAGATACAGCTATTATTGATATGGCAGATAATGCTAATAAGATGGGGACAAACATTTCAGATATTCAAAATGCCTATCAAGGATTTGCTAAACAAAACTATACAATGTTAGATAACTTAAAACTTGGGTACGGTGGTACAAAATCAGAGATGGAGAGATTGCTTGCTGATGCTGAGAAAGTATCTGGAATTAAATATGATATTTCATCGTTTTCGGATATTGCAGAGGCTATTCATGTGGTTCAAACAGAACTTGGTATCACAGGAACAACGGCTCTAGAAGCAACTGAAACTATTAGTGGGTCGATTAGTGGGATGCAGTCGGCATTTGGTAATTTATTAGCAGGACTTGGAAATCCAGCAGCTGATATTACACAGTTGATGAATCACTTAGTTGAAGCGTTTCAAAATGTAATTAAGAATATTGTTCCTGTAGTTGAAAATATCGTCAAATCTTTGCCTGTCGCTATTAAAGCTATTTTAGTAGCAGTCGGTGATTTACTACCGATGCTTTTAGAAATGGTTACTAGCTTATTTGCACAAGTGCTTGAAACCTTATTAACACTTTTACCAACATTGATTCCAGTTGTTGTTGATGCAGTACTATTGATTGTTCAAACATTAATTGAGAATCTTCCGTTATTAATTGAAGCGACTTTTATTTTGATAACCACTTTAGTTGCAGGGATTGGTGAGGCACTGCCAGAATTAATTCCGATTACTATTGGTGCCATATTGACTATTGTTCAAGGCTTGATTGATAACCTACCAATGTTACTTGATGCTGCACTGCAGTTAATCATGGGATTGGCTGAGGGATTGATTACAGCTATTCCAGTATTGGTTGAAAGATTACCAGAAATTATCGCTAGTATTATTGATTTTGTGATAGAATCCATCCCCTTAATCATCGATGCTGGTATAGAATTGTTGACAGCTTTAGTTACAGCCTTGCCAGTTATCATAACGGCTATTGTTGAAGCATTACCAGAAATTATAGATAACATCATCACAACCATTATTGATTCCATACCTTTGTTGATTGATGCTGGAGTCAGATTGCTTATTTCTTTAGTGGAAAATTTGCCAGTCATTATTAATACCTTAGTACAGGCAATCCCTCAAATCATACAAGGTTTGGTTGGTGCAATTGTCGGTAACATCGATAAAATTATTATGGCAGGTGTACAACTGCTTGTGTCTTTGGTTCAAAATCTACCTCAGATTATCATGGCGATTGTTCGTGCAGTGCCACAAATCATTGGAGGACTGGTTGATGGTTTTGCTAGTTATGTTTCAACGATGGCGAATATTGGATTTAACTTAATTTCTGGTATCTGGAATGGAATTAGCAATGCTGGTGCGTGGTTAAGGGATAAGATATCAGGATTCTTTGGTGGTGTTGTCAGCAGTATTAAAAACTTTTTTGGAATTAACTCCCCATCAAGATTATTTAGAGATGATATCGGTAAAAACCTTGCTTTAGGTTTGGGTATCGGATTTGAAGATGAAATGGATGGTATTGCCAAAGATATGCAAGGAGCCATTCCCACATCATTTGAAGGACCGAGTTTAGATATTGGTGCAAACGTCTCTACTGCTTTTCATGGTTTAAGTGATTCGCCACTATTATTGCTCGCAAGCAAAGTGGATGCTCTAGCCAATATCACGACTGAGTTACTACCAACACTCATAAAGGCGATGGATGTTCAAATAGTTTTAGATGATGGAACATTGGTTGGTAGGTTGACACCTGCAATAGATAAAAATTTATCCTTATTAAGTCGCAGAAACAAAGGATGGTAGAGGAGGTATTTTGTGTATGCATTCATAATAGATGGCAACATTCATTCAAAGAATGACTTAGCACTTCGTATTAGTGAAGTGCCTATTTTGCCAATTTCAGAAAAAGTAATTCAAACCATTGAGGTTGAGGGGCGAGAAGGAAGTTTAACCATTGAAAAAGGTTGGGGAGATATTGTATTTTCTTTTAAAGCTGTTCTGCAGTCTGGTAACTATTTAAATAAGTGGCGAGACGTATTGCCTAAAATCATAGCCGCAAAAACCATCACTTTTTCAAATGACAGAAGCATTCATTATAAAATCAAGCAAGTAAGAGTAAGTGGCTTAAAACAGCTCCTATCTCATTTATGGGAATTTGAACTAGAATTACGCTGTGCTCCATTTCGTTATATGAATGATGTTACAACCTTAATTAGAACGAGTTCTGGTGTAGTTACAAGTCATGGAAATATGTATTCTTTACCACGAATCAAAGTGTTTGGCACAGGAAGAAGAACCTTAACGGTGAATGGAAAAGCAATCGTTTTGGATTTACAGACAGAACACATGATTTTAGATAGTGAACTAAAAGAGTGTTATTTTGGAAATGTGGCTACCAATCATCGTATGAGTGGTGATTTTCCAATTTTTAACATTGGCAATAATCAAGTAACTTTAGGAACTGGAATTACAAGAGTTGAAATAGAACCGAGGTGGAGATTTTTATGATTTGTTATTTTGATAAAAATGAAACAAATTTTACTCATAATGGAAAGGGGATGCTAGACAATTACATCATATCTCCCACGGTATATGAAGAACTGAATGGTTCTTTTTATTTGGAGTTTGAATATCCCATTCAAGCAAAATATGCGGGTGATTTAGTTCCAGAAATGATTGTCCGGTGTCCAGTGCCTGAGCTACCTGATCAGTTATTTCGCATTACGGAAAGAAATGAAATGCTAGGTGGGGTGATGCAAGTGGTTGCTCATCATATCTTTTATGACTTAGCGAAGAATTTTATTGAAGATACATTCTTAGTCAATCGAACAGGTACACAAGCCTTGAATCAGATTTTAAATAGCACTCAATTTAACCATCGTTTCAGTGCAACATCTAATATTTTGGCTGCCAACAATGCTCGTTTGGTACGACTAAATCCCGTGGAAGTATTCATGGATGATGGTTTAGATAATGGATTTCGTGCTAGATGGGGTGGAGAGATTATTCGTGATAATTTTTCCTTTTCGATGATTTCAAAACGTGGAAGTGATAATGGTGTTCAAATTCGAGATAAGAAAAATCTGACTGGTTACAAATCCAATATTGATTATTCTACGATTGTCACACGAATCATGCCACAAGGGTTTGATGGCTTATTCCTACCAGAAAAATATGTGGATAGTCCACTAATAAATAACTATGTAAGTCCAAAGATAAAAGTTATTCGGTACGAAGGTATCAAAGTTGGTGAGGAAGATGAAGATTTTAAAACAGCAAGTGAAGCACACGTTGCTCTTAGGGCAGCCGCAAAGCAAGAATACACTGTACATCAAATAGATAAACCAACATTAACTTACGAAGTAGATTTTGCACCCTTACAACTAACAAAAGAGTATCAGGCTTTCTCGGCACTAGAAACAATTAACATGGGGGATGTTGTATCTGTTATTCATGAAGAAGATGGTTTAGATATTTCGGCACGTATGATTTCATACACTTTTGACCCATTAAACAAAGCATATAAAAAAATCACACTGGGTAGTATTTTACCAAAGTTTACAAATATTAATCGTGAAATCAAACGAGTAGATTCTAAAGTGGAACAGGCACAAACAGATGCCAATTATGCACTTACATCAGCAAGTGGAAAGAACACCAATTTTTATGGAACGGCAAAGCCCACAAATCCTAAGATTGGAGATTTATGGTTTAAAGAAAATGGTGAGAAAATCGAAATATGGATTTATGAAACTCGTGAGGGTATTACACAGTGGTTTGTCTTATCAAGTGATTTGACGCAGGAACAAATAAGGCAAGAACTTGACCAAGCAAGAAAAGACGTAGACGAGGCAATCATCAAATCAGAAGAAGCGGTGAAGGTAGGTGAAGATGCATTTAACGCAGGTCAACAAGCATTAGAAAAAGGCAACCTTGCAAGTGAACTTGCGAATCAAGCCAAAGACGATGCGAGGCAAGCAGTAAATAATGCCAATACAGCTTTTACGCAGGCAACAAATGCATTAACAGGTGTCAATCATTTAACGACTAGAGTAACGAATGCGGAAACGACATTGACGATACAGGAAAGAGAAATTTCAAGTAAAGCAACGCAGAGTAGTGTGGATATGCTAACTGGAAGAGTAACAAATGCTGAATCAACAATTAAGCAGACAGCTGATTCATTTACAGTATCGCTTGCTAGTCAAAGTAAAGTAGTGAACGATATGCTTGGTATTCATATTTTGCAAAGTGAGTGGAGTGTTGGGTCAATCAATACTGCTGGTAATGAGATTGCCAGTACCACCCATGTGAGAAGTGGTTGGTTTGATGTTAAAGGTGGTGAGCGATATTTACTGCAAACTCGTGAGGGAACAAATGCTCAAACACTATACGGAACAATGGTGGTTTATTATTATCGTGAAGATAGAACGTTTATTTCCTCTGTGAATGTAAGTACATCAGTGAATCCGTTTATTGCAAATGTACAAGCACACTTTTGTCGGATTCGCCTTGTCACTAGCAATTCAATTAATACAATTAATTGTTATCTGATTCAAACAGAAATGGCCAGTGGGTGGACGGCATTTGATACTATCAGTAATTTATTAAAGATACAAGCCACATCAGATACTTTGCTTGTTAGAGTTGGTGAAACACAAGATGCCATTGGCGTTCCCTTTGTGGTTCATAGGTGGGAGAGAGGGACTCTAAATACTACTACTGGTGCACAAACTAGTTCAACCACGAATCTTTGCAGTGAATTTATTGATGTTACAACTGGGGAAAGATTTATATCTCAATTGCTAAACGGAGCATCATTAACTGGGAATTATCATTTTTATATGGAAGATGTGGCAGTGCCAAATACATTTATTCAACTCTCAAGAACTGCAACAGCTAATGCCGTAACCGTACCAGTAGGTGCAGTGAAAATGAGAGTGCGTGTTGCAACAAGTCTTTTACCAGAACATTATGATGGAAATGTGTATCGAGCCATAATAAGGCAGGATTACTCAAGAACGAATAGTCTTTATACAGCATTACTGATGCAGAACAATCTGATTAATTTTAGGGTCGCAAAAGGTGAAGTGATTAATCAAATCAATATCTCGCCAGAAAGTATTTTAATTGCTGGAAACAAGATACGCATAACAGGTCAAACAACGATTGATAATGCAGTGATTCATACAGCTATGATTGCGAATCTTGCGATTACTGATGCGAAAATAGCCAGTCTTGCAGTTACGACTGCAAAAATAGCTGATGCAGCCATTACCAATGCAAAAATAGCAAATCTTGATGCAGGAAAAATAAACACAGGTACATTAAATGCGGGCAGGATTGCAGCAAGGTCTATTACATCGGATAAACTAACCGTTGCAGATGGATTTATTACCAATGCGATGATAGCGAATGCTACTATTCAAAATGCGAAAATTGCAACTTTAGATGCAGCTAAAATTACCACAGGGACTTTAAATGCGGCACGAATCGCAGCTAATTCCATCACTGCGGACAAGGTAGCAGCGAACTTTTTAACTGCTCTGACTGGGAGTTCATCTATTCGTATTACTGGAACGACCATCAGTTATTTCTCAGGTTCAAATGTTGTCACACAAATCAATTCACAGGGGATGACGATTAGACGTGATGGAGTTGAAATTGGACGTATTGGTGCGAATAATATTGCCAATCAATCAACTTGGAGAGGGTTGGTATTTAATTTAGAGAACAGTGCGAATTATATGTCATGGGCAAATCGTGAAACAGCATCGGCAACGACTTATACTATGAAACTTGCTTGGTATCGAAGTAAGCTGCAAAATGGCATGGAGCGAGGGTTTCATTTTTCCGACATGGTGTATTTGAGAAATGGTATCGGAGCTTTGGTTTCAAATGGTACAACAGCTACAGCGAATGTTGAGATACTCACGTTAAGTAATGTGGCACATTTAGCCATTAGAACAACCAATGGTAGAGCTGGGATTGCGATGGCGGGAGCAGCATTAGTATTAGGGTCAAATGGTACTTGGGTAAACTTTAATACAATTCGAGCTATTTGTGCCAGACTTGCCAATCGCACAATTGTATTGCCTTCAGCGATTAATTCTCAGGGGCAGATTACCAGTTGGTTTACAGCACAAAACTTTGAGTCAATGACAACATGGTCAACTTAGGAAGGAGCATCCATTTATGAGTGAGAAAAATACTACAGAACTTGATGGTGAAAAATATATTTTACCTAATTTACCCGATGAAAAAAATATTGAAAGTCATCAAAGCAATCAAATCCGGCCACAAAATTCAATCGAAGAAAATGAATTATTAACGTCTATTGTAGCTGGTGTTAGTCGAGAAATTAAAACGCAGATGGCTAAACTTCAAATAGAATTGGTAGATGAAATACAGACGTTAACAAGGGATATTAACCATAAATACATTGCAGCAGAAAGGAATGATTAGATGTTAGAATTAAAAAACAATGAATTAGTTGGTGTGGTGGAGTTTCTTGAAAAACTTGAGCTAACACCGAAAGCAAGTCGGGTGCGAACCAAGTTAAACAAGTTGCTGGGTTTTAAAGTTGAAGAACTTTACAAAGATGAAATGGACTTACTAGATAGGTTTGGCAAAAAAGATGACAAGGGTAATCTTTTAGAAACTGATGGTGCATATTCTCTAGTCGAAGAAACAGCACTCAGTTACCATAAAGAAAAGGAAGTACTGCTTAATGAAGTAAATTATATTGATATACGAGAGCTTCATGCGAAATTGCCAATTCTTATTGATGAATTAGAAAACAGTGATGAAAAACTAACAGGTCATAAGGCGGAGGTTTTTGATTTTTTAATGGATTTGTTAGAAATGGAACTTAAAAACAATGCATAACTATAATTAAATAGATACATTATAACAGCGTTTCTGCAATCTTGCAGGGGCGTTTTTATTATAGAGGAAAATAAAGAGGAGGATTTGACAATGAAAGATATTTTATCTTGGTTACAGATTGTAGCCGCAGCAGTAGGTGGTTTTGCCAGTTGGTTTTTTGGTGAAAATGATGGATTGATTACGGTTCTTATCGTTTTTATTATTGCTGATTATGTAAGTGGTGTGTTAAGAGCAATAGTAGAAAAAAAGGTGTCTAGTTCTATTGGCGGTCGTGGTATTTCAAAGAAAGTAGTTATTTTTATTTTAGTCGGCATTGCTCATATGGTTGATGTAGAAGTTTTGGGAGCTGGTGATGTGATTCGTAATACGGTTATCTTTTTCTACTTATCGAACGAAGGGATATCCATACTTGAAAATGCTATTGCATTAGGATTGCCAATACCAAAAAAATTAAAATCTAGTTTGTTGCAAATTAAAGAAAAAGGAGAAATGAAAAATGATGAATATTAATAGGAATAGAACAAGTACAAGAAATTCAAATCTACGTAATGGACGAATTAGTAAATTGACCGTTCATCACGCTGCAGGAATTATAAATGGGGACAATTTACTATCTTGGGGGCATAACCAAAGCAATCAAGCTTCTTGGAACTATGGAATTGGAAGTGCTGCCAAAGTTCATCAGCTTGTGCCAGACAATCGCCGAGCATGGACATCATCAAGTGCAAGTAATGACCATCAAGCCTTAACCATTGAAGTTGGTAACTCTACGACAGCACCCACTTGGGGAGTATCAAATGTAGTGTGGGAAATGTTGATTAATCTGTGTGTTCAACTTTGTCGTCAAAATCCAGATATCAAACAACAAAATGGAAAGTCGGGGTTGTGGTTTAACAATACACCAAACGCATCACTAACATTCCATGATATGTTTTCAGCAACAACTTGTCCAGGTCCGTTTATTCGAGCAAGAGCAAATCAGTTGTGTGATGAAGTAAATCGTAGGTTAGGAACGAATAGCATTACAATCACCACACCACCAACAAGTGATAAAACCTACACTGTAAAAAGTAGAACAGGTGGCTTTTTTACAGCAAATGATGCTCGAAATAACATCAATCGGAGAAATTGGGTTGAGCCAAGAACATATCATGTCTTTAATGAGTCACAAGGAATGATTAACGTGACAACGACAAAAGGTATACCTGGTAGTTGGATTAACCCAAATGTCAATCCA